CCTCATAGCCGGTTACCAGACCCATGATCACCTCTGACCTGTGTCTTGCAGGTCTTTGGGGTTCACTCCTCTCTGTTTCTGAGGTGATCACAGTCCGTCGTACTTCTCTGGACATTCATGCTACCCGGAACCCCCGTTCTCAGCGACTAGGATGTGGCAGTATGCGGTCTTGGTCTTTCAGGTCTCACCACCTGTCAGGCCAGATGACCGTTGGCTTCTCAGCAACAAGCGCTCCTTTTCACTTCCCCGGCTGGCTGTACTTGGGCTGTGGTGTTTAATCCAGTTGGAACCCAAGCCGGTCAGCGTCTTTACCTCCAAAGACAAACACGGAAGTATAGCTTGCCATACCCACAAACGCGGGACTGGTATCCGGTGCTTTTCATGCAGGCTTGCCCTTGGGCTACGAACCCAAGCAGCGACACAAGCCGTTGTCAGCTATCGCTATTGCGGTGGGCTTCTGACGAATCAGAGGCTTTATAAAAGACCCAAAGAGCTTTCGCCCTCCGGGTCTTTTGGGAAAACCTCTATGCAATTTAGCCGTTCTTGTAAAGGTACTTGAGCAGCTTGTAGAGCTTGTGCTCCGCTTCGTCGTAGCTAAAACGCAGAACACGAGCAGAGTGTATTTCTTCCAGCTTGTCAAGCTGCTTTTCGGTGAGAAACTTGTCGGCATCAACCAAGCCTTCATTCGTATAAAGCCAGACGTTGACGGCGATCTTTTCTTCAACCTCGATTCCGATCTTGAGATCAGGGTAATCACTGAAGAAGCCGCACAGGCTGAAATCCATCTTTACACCGGAATATCCGACTTCACATCTTCTGCCGAGGTTTTCTGTGGTATACAGCATGGTCTTGGAGAGCTTCTTGCACTCCTTCTTGTAGATCTTTGCGAGCTTAGCCATAATTCATTTCCTCCTGCCCTTTGGGGCTGTTTTTATTTCAGGCTCAAAGCCTTAAAAGCTTTAGGCTTTGCTATGACCATCGGCGAAACCGGCAGCGTAGCCAACCTGCTTAGCGTTCTCGAACTCTTCGACCAGCTGCCAGAACAGGTCAACCGCCTTGGGGTTGATCAGGGTTTCTCTGAGGTACTCAGACATGTAGCTGGCATCCTCAAGGACATAGGCTTTCGCCATAGCGACGATCTCAAAGACGGTCTCGGTGTAAATGGTTTCGAACATAGTGATATCCTCCTTTGTCTCTATGGGCTATATAATTCCGGGGTGTCTTTGTACCCTCTCACCCTGTTTGGGTAACAAGGGTCTACACCCAAATGGGCATAAAAAAAGCCCCTCACCCGGAGGGTGGGGGGCTTTGCCGGTGTAGCGATCAGATGCTGGCGTTCAGCGTGTCGTAGTCGAGCGGCTCGGTGTAACCGAGCAGCTCGGGGTGCTGGGTGTGATGCCAGTGGCACTTCGTGCTAGCCGAGAACGGCTTGCCGTTCTGCTTGTACAAAGGCTGCTTCGCAGCCTTGTACTCGGCCTCGATCACCGGGTACTCGATGCCTACGGCATCGCAGTAGCGGATGTACAGCTTGGTGTCGGACTTCGAAGCCTTCGGCTTCGCCTTGCGAGCCGGCTTCCCAGCCTTCGGCTGTGCCTTGGGGGTGCTGGCAGCCTTCGGCTGCTGTGCGGGTGCCTGAGCGGCGAGCGGAACGAGCGTGACGGCGAAGCCGTTGCGAGCGGCTTCAGCGACGAAGGCGGCGTAGGTGGCGGCGAAGGTGTTGGACAGCTTAGACATATTCATGTCTCCTCTCTGCCCCTCGTGGGGGCGGTCGTGTGTGTGCAGGTGTGACGTGCCGACGGGGCGATGACCCGTCCCGACTGACGACCGCAACTAACCACCCCTCTGATGATTTGTCAAGCGTTCGTAATGTTTCATAACGATTATTGATTCAAGTCAGGGAACGTCAAACCTTTACGCCGGGACATCCAATTTTTCTAGTCCACACAAGGAAAAACGTACTATATGCCGTGATAAAAGGAAACATAATATATAGTTATGTTTCTTTACGTTTTGAACCTACAAACATGACACAAAAGTCATACCCCTGTCACTCTTCCACATGCTTTTCAAATCTAATCGCTTCTCTTCTTCTCTGAACCCAACGAACCTATCAGATGCCTGGATTAAATCCGAATCAAAAACATTCAAAAACCTATCGGATACACCCGCAAAACCCTTTGGATTTAGTCTGATATGTATCACATACTTTGTAATCCAATAATAATCTGCTTCGATTTGAAATTTATTTTTTATAACACCCTTACTTTCAGATCATTTCCGTCCTATTAGTAGTAGATACTTATTCTTCCGACTTTCTTATTTCCTGTATATGGCGCAGCGCCCCACTGCTCCGAGTACCTGTTTATCTGGCCCCTAATACTAAGTACTTGCAAAAGTCTACCTTTCATTCATACCCAACTTTTGACATGCCCCAAAGGAGTGAATTCCCCCGTTGTTCTGTCTGACCCAAACCGACTTTAGCGCTGACCTCGAAGAGCTTCGCGAACTTGATGATCAGGAGCTTTACGCCTCAGAGCGTGATCCTGATTTCGTAGAACCCGCATTCTTCGAGGTTGCTGATAAATTTGTCGACCTGTATGTTTCCTATCGTCAGCGGTATGTGATGATGATAAATGGATCTATCTTTGTTCCAAAACGCAAGGACTCCGGCTTTATTCGCTTATCCAATTCTACGATCTGCAAGCATCTGAACAAAAGGTTCTCTATTGGCGTATTTGCGGGAGCCTACTCCTCCAAGTTCATTTGCTTTGATGTAGATGACGGAAGCCAAGAGACTGTGCGCAAGATCATCTCCCTCTCTGAGCAGTTCGGTATACCGCGCAGCTATGTCTACGTCTCCTCCAGCGGCGGAAAAGGCTACCATGTAGAAGTCTTCTTCGACAATATCGTTTATACGGAGAAGCTTAGGATTTACTACGATTGGGTGATTCTTCATGGAAGACTTGACCCGAGCAAGGTTGAGTTCCGCCCCACCGCCTCTCAGGCAATCAAGCTCCCGCTTTCGAAGCATGCAAAGACCGGAAACATTTGCTGGTTTGTAAATCCTGAAACTTTCGAACCGTATGCTTATGACAGCTTCATCTGCTCTATCGAGCAGTTCTCCGCTGATGAGTTTAACAAGCTCGTTGACCACTGCGGTATCAGAAAACCTCTTACCGGCGGAGACGCGGATTATTATGAAAGCCTCGCAGATCCGGATCGCCCGAAGGTACGAGACTTTACACCTCAGGAGAGATTTATCGTAGAAGAGTCTTTTGCGTATCCGGATATCACAGAAGCTGGACAGCGTCATAATTTGACACGGTATCTGGCAGTTCATAACCGATGCGTGGGAATGACTGCGCAAGAGAGTGAGGATTCTCTGCGGTCGTGGTGGGCAGCTCAGGATCACACGATTACAGCTACTTCTGATGAAGAAGCTCTTGCGGACATCCATGATCTCGTAGAATGGACATTCTCTGACGGGTTCAAGATTCCAGCAAAGACAAAGAAGCTCAAGATCACAAAAGACATTCTTCGGATATCTCTTGCTCAGAAGACCAAGACCGAGAGGAAGCTTGTATTCCTGATTGCATGTTTCTGCGACGTCTATGGTCGGATGAATATGGGATATGACCGAATGGCGAAGTATCTGGACGTTGCTTCTTATACGCTTCAGAAGGTTGTGCCCAAGCTTGTGGAGGCCGGATATATCCGATACACCCCGGGGCGCACGACAAGCGTGGACGGCAAGTTTATTCGAAAGCCCAACACTTACTGGATTAACACGGAAAGCTTTTCTGCCGTGAAGGATTTGGAAGTCGAATGGGATTTTGAAGAGCCTCTCATTTATGAAGCCAAGGAACGTTCTGATTCTGATGAATCCGGAAGATTAAGAACGTACATCCCAGAGCTTGAGCCTGATGGCTTCAATGATTTTTATTATGAAATAATGGCTCAGACGGTTTCTGAGCGCTCACTGGTGAAACTCTTCACCCGCACTGAAAACAAGGCTGTACGGAATCGTCAGCCTATCTGAAGGAATCATATCGGAGGTAAATACAATGGAGAACACAATGGAAAATGAATTCAACAAGGAACTGATGGAACTGATCGAGCCAGAGATTGAGCGCCGCGCTGAAAAGAGATACCAAGAGAAACTTGCTCAAAACAAAGCTTCATCTTATGATGACCTATCCGCAGGTCATCGCCGAATTATGGTGACTTACGATCCCAATGGTGATATCGAGGATCTTGACTATGTGAAGATCGACGTCCTGCCGGCTGATGATACTCAAGGGGCTAACGACAACATAGCGTTGCTGCTTGCAGCTGCAAAGAGACTGGCCAACACCTGCTCTTATACAGACGAAAGGGTTTATGGTCAGGATCTTCTGGATCTGACAAATGACTATATATTTGGACTCGTCATGAAAAAGCTTTTGGGAGGTTAATAATATGGCTGACATCAATAAGATTTATCAGGATATTTCTGATGCGAACATCGAATATAAGAGAGCGGTATCCCGCAACCTTGGAATCGTTGGAGCACGAGATCGGCTCAAGAATCTGCTGTTTACTCATAGAGAGGAAATCTTAAACATTCTTTCCGCTCAGGATGCGTTGCAGAAGAAGCTGGATGATATGACGGAGTGCCGGGATGTTTTGAGCACTGAGCTTGAATCTGTGGATACGGAAAACGATGAGCTTCGCAAGAAGGTGAAGCAGCTCGAGAACGAACTGGAAGATCTGAACGATCAGATGAATCATAGCATTCATGAGCTGGAGGTTCAGATTGAACAGCAGGAAGAAGAGCGCCCGACTCGGCGCAAGAAGGTTAAAACGATGACGGCGGTGGTTGAATGACGGTAGCGATTACAATTGCAAGCGGTTACCTGAAGTTTCTTCTGATTGCTATTGCTCTATTGGCAGTCGTGTATCTTCTGAAGGGGTGATCGCTTATGGGTTCTGTGAAACTTGAAACCAGGAATGACGGTCGCGGTCTCCGAGAATGGGACTACCTGCCCCTTTGCGAGGAGAAGACCGTGGCAAAGTAGATCATGGAGCGTTCGCGACTTGATCCTACCTATTATCCATCACTCACAAATGCGAGCATATTCATGACGGACGGCATTAACCTTGGCGGTGAGCCAATCATCTGCACATATATCGATCTTGAATCACTGATTTCTGCCTGTGCATTTTCGCCCCGGGAAAGCCAGATCCTTGATGACTTGATGTACGGGTATACCTCGCAAGACATCGCTGACAGGTTTGCTGTGACAAGACAAACAATCGACGTCACATTTAAGCGAGCGGTAAAAAAGATTGTTGAGGAAAATAATCGACGATGGCTTGCTATGTATGAAAAATAAAAAAGTTTTGCATTTTTGTCTGCAAAACAGCCGAGTTATTTAATTTATATATAGGGAAGGAGTTTTAGAATGGCGACGTACAGCAATGTCATCTAGCCAAACGGAACTAGCCTCAAACTTAAATCCGGCAGCGACGAGGAACGTCTGGCGACGGCTCGCGAACTGCTTTCAAAATGGGAGAATTACTGCGAAAAGAATTGGATCAGCGTGAATCATGCAGACACATTCTGCGGAGAAAACAAGGTCAAGCGATTCTTCAGCGGACTGGTTTACTTCCTTCTTCTTGGGAATACCGAGGGTATGGTGACCAATTACAAGGATATCATGAATGGTAAACGTGAAATTCCCATATCCTCGTGCCCCTCGCAAATTGAAGACTGGGTCTACGGAACCGGATCTGTGCTTTATCCTCAGGGCGAGGACGCGCCTGTGATCGAACTAGCGGACGATCATGTTCCTGAAAAGAAAGGAAAGAACGCCGTGAAATCAGAGCGCGAAGTAAAACTAAGAGCTCTTCGTAAAGAGTGCGGATACGATGCAACGTTCACGTACTGCACAGTGGATACGGAGAACAGATTCTCTTATGAAGGAAAAAAGTTTGTGATCGATTCATCTGTAGAAGCATACGCACCCAAGAGCACACCGCATGGGCTGCTATATGATATGGATAAGATTATCTGTGTTAAAAGCCGAGACGGACTTGTTCGGTACTACACAGCAAAGTACGATCCAATACCAGAAAATAAAATTCTGGAGCACCCTTACTTTTTATGATTTTCCGTCCTATTAAGTAGTGAAGAACAAATCGCTAAGTTGTTCTTCGTCTCCTTTCGAGTATGGTTGAAACGCGCCCGGGTTCACCCCGGGCAACTTAGGGGATTGGCGAACTGGTGAACGCACGAGGATTTGACCCTCGGATTGGATCCGCTCGAAACGGACATCCCCTGCCATCACGGTGTAACTCAGCCGGTAGAGTAAGGCACTTTTAATGCCTGAGTCATGGGTTCGATTCCCCTCACCGTGACCATATGCTCGTGTAGCTCAGTTGGAAGAGCGGCGGTTTCGTACTCCGCAGGTCGGGGCTTCGATGCCTCCACGAGCTCCATTTCTGCTGGCGTAGCTCAATTGGCAGAGCAGCTGATTTGTAATCAGCAGGTTGGGGGTTCGATTCCCTTCGCCAGCTCCACTTCTAAGGTTTAAAGGAGTTCATATGGAAATCTTCATTTTGTTCTGCATGGTGTTCATGCATGTGTTCAGCGATTACAACATGCAAGGTATTCTTGCTCAGATGAAGCAGAAAGCTTGGTGGATCAAGAATTGCCCAAGCCCGGAAGATAATCCGGAGATGTATGCGAACGATTACAAGATCGCACTTGCGATGCATGCCTTTGCTTGGTCTTTCGCGATCATGATTCCTCTCGCGGTGCATCTGCTAGTGACCGGTACGGGAATTACCGGTGCATTCATTTTCATGCTTGCGATGAATACGATGCTTCATTACGCCATCGATGATATGAAAGCAAACTGGGGAACAATCAATCTCCAGACTGACCAAATGGCACACATGATGCAGATCGCATGTACATGGATGATCTGCCTTTATTGATTCGGGTTCGTGGTGCAATTGGCAGACACAACCGATTTAAGCTCGGCACAACTGAGGGTTCGAATCCCTCCGTTCCCAAGAACCTCACCGGGAAAGGGTGTTTACATATAATGAAGCTTATTGAGAAGTTCAGGGCTTGGCTGAAGCACACTTTATGCAAGCACGACTGGGTTACGGTAGGCGAAGTAAGCCGGTTTACAGACCGTGATGAACATGGCATCATCGTGGAATGCCTGAGTGAAGTTCGTGAGTGTAAGTGCTGCGGAAAGCGCGAGAACAACTTCATCCGTATACCGCACGGATAAATGCGGTTTACATATCGCAGGGTGGTGTAATTGGTAACACGCTGGCCTCATAAGCCAGAGACATCTAATGCTTGTGCAAGTTCGAATCTTCGCCCCTGTCCCCATTTCGTAAAGAGGAGACGTAGTATTCTATGCCATACATTTACGTGATCACTAATGATGTCAACGAAAAACAATATGTTGGAAAAACACTTGAGACAATTGATAAGCGTTTCAAGCAGCATATCAGAGATCGTAATCGTGACGAGTATAGAAATCGACCGCTGTATCGAGCAATGAACAAATACGGTGTCGATCATTTTACCGTGTCTGAATAGGAAGAGTGTTCATCTGAATCTTTGAATGAGAAAGAAGTATTTTGGATCTCAAAGCTTGACACATTTAAGAATGGTTACAATGCAACTATTGGTGGAGATGGAAAGCAATATTTAGACTATGGTCCATTGGTGGAGGCATATGACAAATATGGAACACTTTCCGCAGCTGCACGCTTTGCCAATGTGGACCCTGGTTCTGTTAAGAAAGCTCTGCTTTTCGCTGGAAGGTCTTTGCCTTCAGCGAACGAAGTTGCGAAAAAGTCGCTCGGGAAAAGGACAGTCATGATGGATACCGACGACAGTGTTCTTCAAACATTTACATGTCTTCGCGATGCCGGTCGTTTTCTTGTCGATGTTCTCCACAAAACATATAGCTATCGAGCGGCAAACATGCACATTGCTGAAGTGTGCAAAGAGAAAAGAAAAACTGCTTATGGATATCACTGGAAATACGAATGATATCCATTCCATATAGGTGATCAGCTTTTAAGGCGACTGGGTCGTCAGAGGTCTCCAAAACCTCCAGCAATGCGTTCGATTCGTAGGTCGCCTGCCAGCCCTTCCGCGGGCACTTATAATAGCGGGCTTTAGTTTCACCTTGCCCATGAGGTATGCATGGGAGACTGAAATAGGGTTCTCTGACCGGAGCCCAATACCCATCCGGTGTTTCCGGAGGGAGCGTACCGAGGATGTGTGCGGTGGGAATGATTGAGCGCTTCTTGAAAGCGGCAGTAGGTACGCAATATTAAGGGCTCGTGGTGCAACTGGCGAGACACCGCAGACTCTAAATCTGCTTGACGCATGTCCATTCTCGGTTCGAATCCGAGCGAGCTCACGCAATCAACGCAGAGATGCGATGATATAATTCCGGGTCCGGGCGGCTCTTAGCCGCCGGTGAGAGAGTACGGACGACTCGCACCCGAGGTGATGCGGTTCGTTGCATCTGGCTTATATCCAGCGATTCTGGGTTCGACTCCTAGCGGGTGTACGGAGGGGTGGCCGAGCGGCTTATGGCTCTAGTCTTGAAAACTAGCGAGGCGCAAGTCTCCGAGAGTTCAAATCTCTCCCCCTCCGCCATTTATGCTGAGTTGGCTGAGAGGCTAAAAGCAGCGGCTTGCTAAGCCGTCGACCGGAGCAATCCGGTCCCTCCGTTCGAATCGGAGACTCAGCGCCAAAGTTTTCTTGTCATGGGCAAGGATAAAACCCATGCTCTAAATGTTGTCTTGCCGGCCAGACGAATGACCGGATTATGGGAGCATAGCTCAGCCCGGTAGAGCAATCGCCTGTTAAGCGAAAGGTCGGAGGATCGAAGCCTCCTGTTCCCGCCATTTATGGGGCATTATTTCAGCGGTAGAAGACTTCCCTTGCAAGGAAGAGGTCAGGAGTTCAAATCTCCTATGCTCCACCAGCGCCTTGAGTAACGGCGACGTAATAGAAAGTAGTTGCTTGTTTGGGCCCATCGCGAGAGTATTCAAGGAGACAAAGAACCCTTTGGCCGGGGCGTGGGCATTCGTAAGACGCAGAGCCGTTTGAAGAGCGAGCGCAGGTGCCGACTTCGGAGGTGCAAATCCTCCCTCTCGCAACTTCTGATTTTAAGGAGTGATTCGATGTACGAAAACGGTCGCAAGGTCAATCGTCACGCTGCACAGGAAATCCATCGCGATAAAATGAAGCGCAAATTCACTCCTTTAGAATATTCGTCTTTCGAGTCGTATGTCGAAGACATGGAAAGCCAAGACCACTACCATAGCCGCAGCAGGCAAAACGTGATCGATAATGGTGGACTTCCGTGGCACCGCAGGTGGTGGCATGACGTACACGGTTTCGTTCGCAGGAGTCTTCTGAAGAAAGACGCTCATACCAAAGAACGCGCTCATTATCGACAGGAACTTGCTCACTACGATATCGAAGAAGATGACATGCATATCCAGAAAAAATTCAGCGACCCTTGGTGTTGGGATTAACACCACTTTTATGGAGTAGGTAGTTTAATGGTAAAATCCGGCAGATACAGAAATTTTGTTGCCGGGATGCTGGTAGCCAGTCCAGCCCTAGCTCCCCACTTCCCCATCATTCGTCTAAAGGCTAAGATACCGGCCTTCCAAGCCGGGGATGCGGTTTCGAGATCCGCATGGTGGTCCAAATGGCTAACGGTCATATCGTTTCACGGGACGTGCCAGAGTACAAAGCGTTCCACCTTTATATGCCTGAGCGCCGGAGTTGGAGAGCCGGAGCGGACTGTAAATCCGTGCCCACTGGGATACTTCGTTCGAATCGAAGGTCAGGCACCATATGCGCAAGTGGCGGAATTGGCAGACGCGATAGATTTAGGATCTATTGGCCTAGTGCCGTGCGGGATCGTGGCCTGTCTTGCGCACCAAGTTCTATATCGGCTGATGCTCGGAACTGGCATACGGGGCAGGCTCAAACCCTGCTGTCTTTGACATGAGGATTCGAATTCCTCTCAGCCGACCATACCGAGGTGTAGCTCAGTTGGTAGAGCGCCGCATTTGGGATGCGGAGGCCGGGAGATCGTGACTTCTCACCTCGACCATTTGGGGAAGTAGCTTACAAGGTGCGAGCGGTGGTCTGAAAAACCACAGGGTGTTGGATCGTTACCAACCTTCCCCACCATGCGGGTGTAGCGCTGAGAATTCTACACACTCGTATTTTGCCTATCTCCAAGCGGAGAAAAGGTTCCTGGATGCGGTCACGCATCCTGCTATGGGGCACTGGACAAGTGGTTAAGTCAAGAGCCTTTCAAGCTCTGGAGGCCGTTTCGAATACGGCGTGCCCTACCAAGAAAAATAAGGTAGCAACAGCCTCATGAACTGTTGAGATAACGATGCCTAACCATCGAGCTTATTCTTCTAATCATTGTTAGGAGTGATCATATGTACACATGCGGGATTTATAAGATTACAAACTTGACTAATCAAAAATGCTATATTGGTCAATCTGTTCGAATTGAAAAGCGATGGAAAGATCATAAAAGAGAAGCTTTCAATACCAATTCAAAATAGTACGAAGCTCCCCTTTATCGAGCATTTCGGAAATACGGAGTTTCCAGTTTTCGTTTTGAGATTCTCGAAGAATGCTCTCCCGATTGTCTTGATGAAAAAGAAGTACAATACATTTCTATGTATGATTCATATTCAGATGGATATAATCAGGATTTTGGTGGAAAATCTGCGCGTCATCCTCAAAAGCTGCCAGATAACGTCGTTCAGTTAATCATAAAGGATTTGAGAGAATCTACTCTTACGACGTCTGAGTTGGCGAAGAAGTACAACGTCTCCGGGGCGACCATACGAGATATCAACCGAGGAGATAATTGTTTTAACGCTGACGAATCTTATCCCATTCGAAAAAAGACGTATTGTAAAGACGGAAAACGAATGAGAATCAAATCAACAGAATGTGATTTGAGTGAACAGAAAAAATGCATCATATGCGGATGCGATGTATTCAGAACCTCGATAAGTTGCAAAAAATGCAATAGCACTGCAAGAATGAAGTATCCCGCTCTATTTGCTCAACCTTTAAGACAGAAGAAAGTCAATAATCCGCCTTCTTCTATTGAACTTGCAAAAATGATTTACGATTCCAGTATTTCGAATGTGGCAAAATCATTTGGAGTTTCATTTCAGGCTGTAGTCAAATGGTGCAAAAAATATGAAATACCTCACAGATATAATGAAATCTGCGAATGGTATGAACAGCAAATTCCTACATAAAGTACCTCTCGTCCACGAGAGGATATGGCGTGTTCGTCTAACGGCCAGGACGCAAGATTCTCAATCTTGTAACAAGAGTTCGATTCTCTTACACGCTACCATTCACGGAGCTATCGTATAGAGGTAAATATACCAGACTGTCTCTCTGGGGACCGGGGTTCGATTCCCCGTAGCTTCGCCATTTTCAGGAGGATCTCATGGGAAAGAACGCATCACGGAAACCCCGCCCTTCTCCGCCACCTTGGCATTGGTGCGGAGTGGCTGACGGATGCTGGTTTTGCAAGAACAAAAAAGCTTGCAACGGCTGTAAGACGCTTAAGTGGCACCCCAAGAAAAGAGACCTCATTAATAAGGACAAAGATAAGGAATAAAGGAATTGAAGAAAGATATGGACAGGCCAAGTGTATTCTTTGTAGGAAAGCGCAAACCTGATGCTCCGCCAGAGCCTCAGATGACTGCGGAAGAGATGAAAGAGTGCATAGCCAGGGTCCAACCTTTTCTTCGTAAAAGGAATCAGGAGGAACGAATGGAACGTACACTCGAAACACTTTCGTTTGAAGAGAAGCGAGCATAGGTTGAAGAGATTCGCCGAAAGAAGAAAGGCGAAACCGATATCGACTGGATCGACATTCTTGGAGAGTTCGATCTGGATATCAATGTCGAAACGCTTCGCAAGGCCGGAGTCGGAATCAAGCTTGTGGATGATGCGAACATGTTCGTGCTCGACAGAAGCACGGATCTTGCAAACATTGCAGGCGATTATATTGAGCGTCAGAAGATGCGTGATCTGACCCGTCAGGTAAATGAGATCTATCGCAGCGAATCTCGCAGCGAGCTTCTTCGTGAAACCATTGCTGAGGCGATCACGAACCTGCCGCCGGTTGTTATTCCTACCGCCCCCATCTCCCACTCCGGCGAAAAGACGCTTGTCGTGGGAATCGGTGATCTTCACTATGGTGCAAAGATCAAGGTTGAAGGTCTCATGGGTGAGACGATCAATGAGTATAACAGCGACATCTTCGAGAAGCGTATGTGGAAGCTCCTTAGTGAGATTGAAAGCATCTGCGCAAAAGAGGACATTGGTATTGTTTCGGTGTTTCTCGTTGGCGATCTGATCGATGGAATGCTCCGTCAGTCGCAACTGATGAAGCTTCAGTATGGCATGGTCGAAAGCACAATGCGCCTGAGTGAATTCCTTGCTCAATGGTTAAACATGCTCAGTGTCCATGCAAATGTTTCCGTATATGCGGTTTCCGGTAATCACTCCGAGATTCGCCCTCTTGGATCTAAGAAGGGTCAGTTTGAAGATGAGAATCTGGAAAAGATCGTGATGTGGTATCTTGCTGAGCGCCTGCGTAAAAACGATAGTATCACAGTACAGGCCGACGTTAAGAAACTGAATCTGGTCAAAATTCGCGGTTACAACTTCCTTCTTCTTCACGGAGACGGAGAAAAGAAGATTGAGCAAATTGCTCGTGATGCGGTTAGCCTCTATGGAGAGAACATCGATTTCTTCGTGTGCGGCCATAAGCATCGCGAACAGGAGATGCCTTCTGGTATGACATCGGATGGAAACTCCACCATCATTCGTGTGCCTAGCATTTGTGGCGTCGATACTTTTGCAAACGGTAAAGGATACGGCGGCAGACCGGGTGCTGTGGCTACGGTGATTGAAAAAGGCTATGGACGCAGGTGCGTCTACCCCATTCAACTTTAAACATAAAGCGGCACAATGGCGTGTCGCTTTTCTATTTTAAGGAGGAAACATGGAAAAAGGTCAAACAAAGCGAAAAGGCCGAAAGGTTTCTTCAAAGCTCTGTGTGAAATGCAGCCAGGTTTATCCTCTTGCTGATTTTTACTCTCACAAAGAATGGGTATCTCAAGGATATCGGGATGCATGGTGCAAGAGCTGTGTTGAGGATTACTGTAAGGATAAGGAATCTCTCGAACAGTATTGTATTCAGAACAATCGAAGATGGGATGATTCTTTCTGGGACAGCGCTTCGAAGAAAGCTCAGTATGTTCTTGCGAGTAATGCAGAATACATCAGCCCGAGAACATCGACAAAGAAGCGCGAAGAGATTCTGAACAAAACCACATGCAAACAATTCTTCAGCATGATGGGCATGCCTAACTTTTATGGGTATGTTGAAAATGTTGGAGCAGACGGCGTTTACGTAGAGAACTTCGAAAAGCGTATCAATGGTGAGGCTATTGAAGAGCCGGAACCTGCACAGAGAACGGTATACGATAAGGTTTGGCGTGGATATTACACCGAAGAACAAATTGAGATACTGAACGCTGAGTATGCAAGGTATGAAGAAGACTTTGTTTTGGACAACGTCAATATTCGTGACTATGCTCGCAAGGTAATCAAAGCATCGCTGGATGCGGATATTGCTGCGGACAAGGCTCGACGCGGAGAGATCTCATCAAAGGAAGCGAAGGAACGTCAGGACAACTACGATAACCTGTCGAAGTCGGCAAATTTTGCAGCGTGTAAACGCAAACCCGGTGAAGCTCGTGGAGCAGGATCCTAGTCAGAGATCACATTCAAGATTGAGTCTATGGGGCTGCTTGAGAATCGCGGGTACACCGGTCCAAAGGATGCAATTGATTTAGCAATTGAAGAATTGGACCACAGAATGGTCGCAGCCGGTTTGAGGGGTGAGATTTGATGGATGATCAAATCAAAAACCTTTCAGTCCGAGACATCAAGAATTATGAGTTATGGGCTGATCAAATCATTTACTGGCGAACGCATCTGGACTGTTTTATTGAAGAATACTTTCAAATCAAATTGAAGGACGTCCAGAAAATTGAAGCCAGAATATTTGGTTAGCGCGAGGAAATCTATTTTGTTCAGTCTCGTGGATTTGGTAAGACATGGTAGACGGCTGTATGCTGCTTGGCGATGGGCGTCCTCTACCCCGGCTCTCTGATCGCGGTTATTTCCGGAACGGCAGAACAGGCTACACTTGTTCTGAAAAAGATTGACGACTATTTCATTCGGAATGAAAACGTCCTTCGAGAGATTGACGCAAACGGACATGCTCCTGTCCAGCTCAACAGAAGCAAAGGCATTTGCAGGCTGAAGAACGGAAGTAAGATTGAATCTTATTCTATTGGTACTTTCCGTGGCGCTCGTGCAAAGATCATTGTGATCGACGAGGCACCGGAAGTTAAAAAAGAAGATCTTGAGGCAATCGCAAAACCTGTTCGTAATACTACCCGAGATAATTGCATTCAGCTTGGGATTACAGATTATCCGTCCAAGATGATTTCAATTACAAGCGCATGCTTGAAGAGCAATTATTTTTACGATGCGTTTGTTGATACGCTCAGAAAAAACAGCAAAGGCAGGACGGACTGCTTTGCTTGTGCTCTTGACTATAAAGCTGCCGCACGAGCCGGCATCTCCCCTATGAGCTTCTTCGAAAAAGAACGAGAAGATCTTCCAGCCGAGAAATTCCAGATGGAATATGGAAGCATATTTTTAGGTGCGGAAGCGGGAAGTGTGTTTCCATACGAACTCACAGAAAAATGCAGGGTTCTCAAAGAAGTGGAAACGGCAATGCCGGCAAAGTCAAAAGCAGAATACATTATGGGTGTTGACCTCGCAACCTCGAGTGCAAAAAAGGCCGATAATGCTGTTATCGTCATGATCAAGCTTATTGAGTGTGAAAACGGTTCGTATATCAAAAAAGTAGTGAATATTCGTTCCTTCCATGGCAAACGTTTGGATGCCCTAGCAAATGAAGTTAGAAAACTTCTTGTCAAGTTTCCAAACACTTCTAAGGTCGTATTTGACCATAGAGGTCTTGGCGATGCGTTCCCACAATTCATGTCTCAGCCGTGGATTGATCCAGAAACACAGAAAGAATATCCGCCTCTTGTATTGGATACTGAGCGGAGTATGATCAATAACGCAGTTCCGCTACTTCATCCTGTTGTAGCGAATAATACCGTAAACCAGCAGCTTGTATCTGCAACGACGATTGCGCTTGAACAGAACACACTTGAACTTCCAATACAGTCTCGCCTTATTGTTGACAATAAGATTGTATGGAATGATGAAGAGGAAGAGTCTACGACAAAGAAACTTACCGTAGCCGAGAAAGCGATTTTCCAAGAAGCTGACGCAATGCAGATCGAAATGGGTAACATTGTTGGTAAGTCCACTGCCGCAGGAACGGTCATATACGATACTGCGAAGAGCAGTCAACACAAAGACCGTTATTCTGCATTGGCGATGGCGGTACAGTATATTAGCACAATGGAAGATTACAGGAAAAAGAGACTACTTGCAGGAGCACAAACTGCCTGCATCGGAGTCGTTACTAAATTTTAAGGAGGTGACGTGCCAATGGGCATTTTTGATAGATGGTTGAACAAGCCTGCGAAACCTGCACAAATTCCGGTCAAGCAGCCTCCAGCCGAAGTTACTGTCGCGGCCAAAGATGACGAAGCTGTAACCGTCACCTTCAACAATAAAAACATCACTTATAACGGAGAGCTTGCAGGACTTGATTATAATGCGATTCTTCGTGATAAGCAGAACTACAACAATATCCAGAACCTCTTTGCTCTATCTGATTACTACACGGATGCAGAGCCTTTGATTCGCGGAATCATTAAAGAGGTCTATACCCCATTCAGTCTTTCCGAAGACTGGAAATAGATCGGCGGAGACAAGAACAAGAAGAAGCAGCTTGAAGAATACTACAAGCAGATTCATCTGTATGATTTTATGGCAAACTGGTTTCTTCAGTTCTTCAAGTATGAAAACGTCTACACCTATCTGAAGGAAGACGGCAACCTGTTTACATTGCCTGTTCACCTGATTCGTATTTCAGGAATTGCTGTAAACGGTGAACCCGTTCTTGAGTACAACTGCCGCAGTGTTCGTGACGATATTTATCAGATGGGCGTTCAGGCTCAGAAAGATTTTATCGATGACGAAGATACAAAGGTTAAATTCAGTTCTCTCCCGGAAGAAGCAATTAAGGGCGCTGAAGATGGGCTCGAATGGGTGCAGCTTAATCCTGCGAACACATTTGTTTCCCAGGGACTGAAAGAAGAATGGCAGCGTTATGCGGTACCAATGATTGCATCTTGCCTGATGGCGCTTGCTAAGAAGGAATTGATCTCCAATTATGAGAACGCACTTCTGAATCTTGGCATGCGTGGGTTTGTCCATGCAAAGTATGGAGATCCTAAGAATGATATTCTTCCGGACATCGCCGCACTCAATGCTGTATCTCGTGTATTCCGAAGCGCCATGACGGGAACTGCTTTGGCTGTGACAAATCACTTGGTCGATGCTCAGTTCATTCAGCCGGATACCAAGGACATGTTTGAATATGATAAGTACAAGGGTGTCAATGCAGATATTCTAAGTGCAGGAGGAATCAGCGGAATTGTTGTTAGCGGACGAAGTGAAGATGGCAGCACATTTGCAACTGCTCAGGTTTCTATGCAAACAGCAGCAATTCGAATCAAGCATGCTCGCGATAATTTCTGCGAGATGATGAACCGTGTCAACGCAAGGCTCAATGGAGGCGGTGGTGGTAAAGCTATCCCTCATGCTTCCAACGATAAGGTGCCAAAGTTCACTCTGCCTCCTGTCGATCTGACTGGCAGCAAGGCATTCCAAGAAGCTTGCATGAAACTCTACAAAGAGGGTGTTCTCAGTAAGGAAACTCTTCTCACTTCTCATGGTCATGACTTCAAGCTTGAGGTTGAGCGTCGTCAGGATGAGATGAAGAACGGAACTGACGAAGCACTTTCTCTTCCGCGCACAACTTCATCTGCTCCAAAGGATGGAAGCGGAGAAAGTAGTGCAACACAGGGTCGTCCAACGCTCGATGACAATGAACGAAACAGTGATCCGGCAAAATCACAAACCGGGCGTCAGCCGAAGGGAAGTAACCCTGAAGGCAGTGAAGCCCAGACATAATGGATAACAGCCTCGGATGGAATACTCCGAGGCTTTATCAATATATCACCCGACAAGGTGACAGCGTTCCTCCTAGCGCAAGCCGCCTTTAGGGAAAGGATGAAAAAGTATGGAAGCAAACAATCTATACTTCCTCGCATCCGACTTGTCAATTTCTCAGGAGAAGAGCAACGATATCTTTCTGGTGATCGATATGCGTATGCTCTCAAGCCGCCCAAACAAAAACAAGGAGGGCGTGACAGAGGCATTCATCGACGAGATCGTCGCGAATCAGGAATACTATAGTTGTTAGCCTCTGTATGGAGACATCCAACGCCTGAAGGCACGAGATTTCCGAGGGCTTACCCATATGCAGAATCGTATTACGGGAGCGTTTGGAACGACTCAGGTAGGCGGAATGCTGAACTTCAGAAAGGTTGAAGACGAATACGGGATTTCTCTGATTGGTGAAGCAAGAATTCCGAAGAGAGAACGAACAATCTGTGAACGTGTGATTGAGTTATACGAACGCGGAGAGTTGAATTTTTCTTTTGAGATTCGCTACACAGAAGATCACGTTATCGAAAAAGATGGAGTCCTTTATATCGATGCAGCAGAACACAATGTTATCACTGGTATGGCCATTGTATCTGTTCCTGCATATGAAGAATCCTTCGCCCTTTCTTTGGTTGCAGAAGAAAGAGAAGTTGACAACTCCGATGAGGAAGTCAACAAAGGAGTTGAAAACATGGACAAGGCTGAAAACATTGTGACCGAGGAGGCCATCGCGGAAGAGACCGTCGTGGCCAACGAGGAAACAAAGCCTGAAAACACATCCGAACAGGCTGTGGCTGAAACTGCCGAAGTAGAATCCATAACGGAAACTGTAGAAGCAGTCGCAGAGGATGCTGTTACAGAGGACACTTCCGCTGAGGAAGCTGTCGCGGAAGAGGTTGTCACAGAAGTGACTACCGAAACTGTGGCCGAAGAATCTGACGATCCGGAAGATGAAGATCCAAAGGATCCGGAAGAAGCCGATAAGCCTGATGAGGAAGAAAAGCCTGCAAAAGCAGAGCGAACCGTTGCTGAGCTGGAAATGGCTTTGGCAAAGACTGAAGCGGATTGGGCTGTAGAACATGCTCAGTTCATGGCACTCGAAGCAGAGATCGCAGATCTCCGTGCCAACAAAGCTGTTATGGACGCCGAGATTGAGCGTCTGCGTGCCGTCGAGGCCGAGCTGGCTGCTATCAATGCCGCTAAAGATGCTGAAGAAAAAGCTCGCAACGAAGAGAAAGCTCGCCTATTTGCAGAAAAGCAGGGACTCAATACACAGGACGAAGCAGTTGCTTCTGCTGTGAAGAGCCTTGACTATAAAGCTATTGCCGAGCTGGCAATGGCTCAAGAACCCGCAATCCCGGCTCCTTCTGTCAGCGTGGCTGGCTACGCTGCTACGGAGTCGATGAAAATTAAGAGTAGATTCGAAAACGTGCTCAAACGCGTTTCTGAATAATATGAGGAGGAAATTGAAATGGCTGGATATATGACTAAGCTTCAGGGCTATGTGTACGATGGTGCGCATGTTGCCGCTGAGAAGCTCCAGAATGGCGTTCTCGCCGAGATCACCGCTGACGGTGTTAAGATGTAGGCTGCCGGTGACGCGAAGTTCCGCGTTGCTCCGGACGGCAAGACCATGCTGTGGGGCATGCCGGCTCTGACGCTGGATGTCGTCGAAGCATGCAAGGAGATCTTCCTCGTGGAAAACGAGTGGGATATCAATGACAACGAAGAGTACAACACTGCTATGTATGAGCTGGCCGAGGGCAAGCTGGTGCGCATGCATCGTCTGCTTCCGGGCGAACAGTTCATCATGAGTGTTGCGGAAGACGTCTACAACGCTGTGGAAATCGGCGACGCTATGGCTCCGGCTGCTGGCGGCACCGTTGCTAAGGCGTAATGATTGACAGCAATGAGGTGAACACATATGGAGAACATCAATATTTATCAGGATTCCAATGCCGTAAAGATTCTTGCGGCTCAGGCGCGCAATGAGAGCGTCGATTCCAATCTGGTTGCTGAGACCAATGACCTCATCAAGGAGTAGGCCAAGGATCTCAACCCGATGAACAAGTATAAGATTGCTCAGCTCGTTGGCTTCACCGTGAATGAGCTGAAGAAGCCGGCAAGCAACTATCTGGCGAACATCGCCGATGTGAAGAATGTTGGCTTTGGCCAGAAGGCTGAGTTCAAGGTTCGTATGCCTGGTATCCGTGCATTCGTGCAGGCCAAGGGTTCTACGACCGCTCGCTCTAAGGTCGCCAACAAGACGATGACCCTTGACACCGTGAGCGTCTCTGCTCGTCCGGTGATCAACATCGTCGAGCTTCAGACTGGTCAGGCTCAGATGAGCGACCTGATCGTGGATGCGACCTATCAGATGGCTCTGGCCGAGATGGGCCTGATTCAGACCGTTCTGAATGACGGATGCAAGAACTGGGAAGCTCCGTACTACGGTGTTGGTCAGGGTCTGGTTAAGGCTACTCTGGATCCGATGATTCGTCATTGGATGCGCATGAGCAATGGTGCTCCGGCTCTGCTGGGAGACATCGAGATGACTCACAAGCTGGCTGACCTGACCGGCTTCACCGCTTCTGCGGATATGAAGCAGTTTGCTCCGGACATCATCATGGAGCAGAATGCGGCTGGTTACATCGGTAAGTACAACACTGCCAATGTTATCAATCTGGTCAACCCGCTGGTTGAAGGCACAGATAATCCGGTGCATGACATCAACAAGCTCTACATTCTTCCGGCTGGTGTTGACGCTTCCATGCGTCCGCTGAAGGTCGTCTACGAGGGCGGCGTCCAGTCTCAGGAGCAGAGCAATATCGACGACAAGTCTTACGAGATCCGTCTCGATCAGTACATCGGTGCCGGTATGGTCATCGGTGAGCGTCCGTACATGTCCGTGTACGTTGATGAGAGCCTGTAATTGAAGGCATGATCTGGGGAGGGGCTTCCCCTCCCCTTTACTTTTGACTTAAAGGGAGAAGGAAGAATATGGCAGAAAAGATTAAGGTTTATAACCGACAGAAATTCAACATTGGCGTTAAGCTGCTGGACAAGAATGATGGCATCAATATTGCCCCGGGCAGTTTTGCATAGATGACCTCAGATGATATTGAGTATATCATGTCAAGGTCAAACCTCTTCCAGAAGGGTTACCTGCGCGAGCAGGAAGGAAGCACTGTTGTTGCCGATACGGGCATTGACACCGTGAATGACCCGAATTTCCTCGACGATGAGATGCTTCGTAAGAATCTGGCTCAGTCCCCCAAGAAGCTTGGTGAGTGGCTGGATACGGTAAATGCTGAACACACCATGGATCGTATTTATGATGTGGCGATGAGCATGGATCTGCCGATGACCAAGCTGAAGGTTCTCAACGAAAAGATGCCTGACCGAAATATTCTTGGTGAATAAGGAGTGATCTGCAATGACCGACATGATCGAACTTGCTCATGAGTAGTATGATCGGATTCAATGGCAGACTGTGCCAGATGATGTAACTCGTGAGGATCTCACCGGATTCATTGCGCGGGGCATTCGTGATCTGTATGTAAAAACAGGACGAGCGGCTGTGTTTTCTGAAGATATGTTTACACGTTCTGGAGATCTGTATAGCTCATTTTCTGAAACGCTGCCGTAGGACGAACAGATGTATGCTCTTGTGACGGCAGAGATTGCGTTCTATACAAAAGTGCAAAAAACCGTTGACACACTTACAAGTTACAGCACAGACGCGCTTTCTGTTACTCATGGAGATAAACCTTTTGCAAACCTCCAGACAACTATCGTTGATCTTAAGACAGAGCAGCGACAGCTTTGGTACAAGATGACGCGCTATCATCATCTATAAGGAGGTTCTAAAAATGCAAAGTGGTTTGAAAGTAAAAGTTACATATAGGAACTCTAAGTTAGAGCCAGTCAGTACACAGCTATACTCCATTGAAGACTACACCGAGATGATGCGAAACGATCTTCTCAAGATAATTTCTGATGTAGAGGATTCTTTCTACGTTGCATGTGGAAATAAGCATCGCGATGAATGGCCGGACGAACTTTGGAGTTCATTTGCTCGGATTAAGCACAAAATCCTTGACAAAGCTGGAGATATTGGCCGTCTTCCTGAAAACCTTGTAAAGGCCGGTGATTGATATGCCTGTAACATGGGAAACCCGTGCAAGTATTCAGGGAGCTTACGAAGAAGTATATTCTGTTAAAAAGCCAAGTACACGAGATTTCTCTCTTCCGCCAACGATAGAAAGTGATTTTGAAAGATAGCTTGAGTACGATCATCCAAATCATTTCACATTTGAATAGATTGAAAACTGGTACAATCAAGAGAATCACAAGTACATTCGTGCAGCTCAAACCGCTATCGACTGGAAATCAAAAATCGGCAACTCCGATATGTCAACGAATTTCAAGGTTGCTAAGAAAGATACCATTCATAAAGGTGATATGGTCATCCGCGAAGATGGCGTAATTTATCTTCTCAACTGGAATGTTCAAAATCATCCAAACAATTGGTCTACTCAGAGTACTGAATGTAATGCGAACATTGAGTTCGTGCGCAAGGTTCCAGATAAAACAGATGAGAATGGTATGTAGATTGTTCCGGCACATACAGAAATCATTGCATCTATGATTCCATGTATTCACACTGAATACGCTGGCCGACCGGACTATGCTGCTGCCCCGGGTATTCCCGGAATAAATGCAGATCATTTAATCTCCGTCAATCTTCAGTGGAACGAAAAAACAAAGAATATTATGGTAAATGATGAATTCGCACTTGGCGTATTTACGTATAGGGTCATCAATATTTCTATCGCGGAGGTTCAGATTGATCAGGAATATGGAATCCTTACACTAAATGCAAAACGAGTAGCAGGCGGTGTTCTCGTTGAGTAATGGATTGAATGTGTTCTTTGATGAACAAAAATGTCTTGAAGAAATACGTGGGCACTACGAGTGGTGCTTGGAGCAACTTGGTAATCTTCTGTTGAGATGGATGCAAAGCGAGGTCATAAAAACTGTAGACGGTAATGGCCCCGGCAAACCAGAGTGGCGCGAAAACATGAGAAAAAAGATCAAGGTTATCAGTAAAGAGATTTCCGATAAGCAGATATCCGTTAAAGTTGGCATTAGTGAAGAGGACATGGTCTTTACTGATTTTGTTCGTGCAATGGTCGTTGCAGCTGGATCTGGCAGCGAAGCTGGAAATCCTCCAATTGAAGCTGGTCCTTAGGGGCGCATTGTATTCAACGATGAACTTGATAGGCAGCATGCTTCGCAGGTAGAAGATCAGTATACTCTTCCGGAAGGATTTAACCAGGAAGGAAATGAATTTGTCGCAAACGCGATAAAACGAATGCGAACATATGCTCCGCGCTATGTAAAGGCACTAAACAGAAGAATTATGGAATCGATAAAATCCAATATATACTATACAAAAAAGAGGTGATCAGCTTGAGATACGTCGCTAAGACAAGGACGTGGAAAGATAATTGGAACAACATTATCCGAAATGTCTTATTTCGAGATGAAGAACTTCTTACTCTTATGCTTGTTCCTGATGACTGCAAAATAACACAGTTCATCGATAAGTATTTCGTTGAAGATGAGACATCCGATGAAATCATTACCGACGAAAAAGTTAGAGTAACATATTGCACGACAAAAGGTTTGGACACAGGAAACTCAAACGTAAAGCTTCGATTTCTTGAGTTCGATATTTATGTCAGACAAGATGAACTTCATACGGCAACTCGTGATAGACTTCAGAACAGGTATGATCTCATTACAGAAAGACTGAAGTATCTACTGCTTCGCAATGACCGGATAGAACATATGCACTATGAATATGAAGACGAGTACAATCTATTCACGAAGGTCGTTGGATATCGTAGATATCATGTCGTTTTTTCATTCAAAGTTTCTATTTGATTTATTTCTGGTTTCGTTTTAGGAGGAGCGTAGCTGGATTTAAATATATTTTTCAAGGAGGAATTGTCTCAATGAATAAGATTGATTCTCTCGGCTATGTTGCCGACAACCCCAATATTGAGTTTGTTCGCTGCGACGGTCGTGTGTTCTCTTATGACGAAGTCAACACTGCGAGCGTGAGCAACACCCGCAACTCTTAGACCATCAACGGCGGATGGTCCAACTTCCCGCTGGCCTACATCGATACGGACTCTACAATGGAAGTTACCTTTGCTTCTTCTCAGTTCGGTCTGGATATGTTCGAGATGGCTAGTGCAACGACAGCAGTCGTTGGCGACGTTGGCGTTCGCGCTTCCGCTCGTTACGAGGTTGAGGACGGCCTGAAGCTGACCATTCCGATGGAGGTTCAGGAAGGCTCCGTTTACATCAATGGCCTGACAGAGGGCGACGCCGCTGCTGCTGGCACCTACAAGGTTGAAATTACTGCTGCTACTGCTGATACCGCTGGCTCTACGGTGATCACATTCGCCGAGGGTGACGTTGTTGTTGGCGATACTCTGCGTGTTGCATACAAGCGCCGCGCTGTCGAGACTGCCGTTGTTACCGACCATACTAACGCAAAGACTGTTAAGGGCGAGCTGACCCTGACATGGCCGGTTTACTCCGCTGGTATTGACTGCACAGAGAGCACCATCAAGGGCTATCTGCACCGTGTCTTCTATCGCGTCCGTGCGACAGCTATGCCGGGCTTCGACAGCTCTTACAAGACTGCTGCGACCAACTCCATCACTTTCGCCGCTATCGACCCGAAGCGTGCTGACAAGAAGATGGCCGACTGGATTTACGAGCCGCTGGATGAAAACGGCGAGATCGTGACCAAGTCTGAGGGCGACGTCAACTGGAACTAATGTTCACGGAGGGGAGTTTTCTCCCCTCCTTCTTATTTTTAAAGGTTAGAGGTGTTCTGTATGGAACAGAAAAAGGTCCCATCAAAGCGCGTTGAGAAATTGGATGTCCCAACTGCGGAATCAAGCGTTAAAGAGATTCCATCTATAGACATGCAGAAACGTTCTGCTCCAATTATGGGGAATCCAGAGAATAGCGTTATGATTGGTAATCGGCTTATAGAGATTAAGCCAACAAAGCTAAAGTACCAGAGAAACGGTATGGCTTCATTTTACAGGATGCTGGAAATGTATCCTCTTGCTGACCTGCTTCTATATAGCGAAGAAGTCTTCGGTAATGGAAAAGACGGAGATAAAGCCGTATTTGATTTTTTGATTGCCGCAACAGATGACCCAGATTTGATCTCTGAAAACTATGACGATCTCGATACTGGCGTCGTTGAAAAAATCCTTCTTATTTTCCGTCGTGTCAATAAGATCGATGAGAAAGAAGAAAAGCAAAAAAAAACGATGATCGCGAAGAAGGATTAACTCTCGATAAGGCTGTGGCACTGATAGCCACGCATCTTGGCATTGTAGATGAAGATCAGATTAACAACATGTCTTTCCTCTTTTTTGAAGACGTCCTTGAACAGCTTGGCAAAAAGCTTACATATGATGCGATTGTAAATTATGCAGGAAACAGTTTCTGTGAAAAGTCTTGGGAAATGATTTCTGAGCATAATCCGATTACAGCTACAGATTCTAATAAGAATGGAAAGAAACTTCTGGAAGGATTGTCGATCAGCAATATCAAGGTTGCAAAGCCAGGTACGGTTAGAAAGGAAACAAAGGTTAATGGAACACAAGATTGAAGTAAAGAGCACAGTTTTGTATAAAGACGCCGAAAATTGTGCCAAGGAAATAGCGGAGCTTATGATCCGCAAAACGCTCGGAGGCCAGATGATGATTGATTTCAGGCGACCTCTGTTTGAGTATTATTGTTTTGCAAAGCATTTCACAGATATGGATCTCACTTCTTACCCTACTATGGATAACTGGAACGAGGTATATGATGAGCTCACTTCTCAAGATATTTCGCCATGGGACAGTGGTTCATGGCCTCTCGTCCAAGAGCTTCTTGATAATATACTTTTTGAAGAAGAACGTAGGCACAAAGAAGAAATTTCCATTGAAATAAATGCCGCAAAGCTAATTAAAAAGATAGAAAAGAATATCACTTCCCCTCTCAAGCGCGACATGACTGAGATGATTATTGATCGTCTGCTTAAGGAGGAAGCTTGACGTAAAGGATAAAGGAGTGCTTGAAGATGCCGGATACGGAAAATAAAGTTCTTATTGGCGAACTTGGTCTGGACATAAGTGATGTTGTTGATGCTTAGAGTACGCTCAAGACTACATTCAGTAAGGACTTCCAGTACATTGACGTTGAGACGGTTAGGTTTGTTTCAAAGATTCAGAAGGAATTTGGAAAGCTTGACGAAAAAACGTTGGAACAAGCCAAAGCACTCCTTGCTTCTGCGAAGCTTGCTAAAGCTCAGGAAAAGCAGTATGAATCGCTTGGTAAAGCAATCGGTGAGCTTGTTGCCCATATGGAAGCTGTTGGTAAAGAAGCTGATGTAATCAATCAGATTTATCGCATGTTCGTACCATACAATCAGAAGCTTGCTGATTTATTCAATGAAACTGCGAAGAATTCTTTCAATGCCGCAAGAGCCATGGAAGGAAGCGCAGCAGCACAGCGGCAACTTGCTTCTGATACATCAAAAGCAAACCAGACACTCAGGGAACAAAACCAGCTTTTGAATGGGCAAAATACACCACCCGCACCTGTAAGCAAGCCGAAACCAAAAAAAGATACAGAGCAAAAGCCAACTCCCGTATCTTCTCCTGCCCCACAAGTTGACGATGCCGCACAGAGTGCTGAGAGACTGAGCGATGCTGCGCAGGACGCAACACATAGTGTGAGAACCCTCACGGACGAATTGAGTAAGCCTGCTACTTCTTCTCCTGCTGCAATGGCAGCTCCTGTTGAAGAAGTAAAGGAACAAGCTCAAAAAGCGAAGAAGGAAGTTCTTTCTCTCGGAAAAGAAATCAAAGGTATTGGTAAGAAAACATACAACGATAAAGAACTTTCTGGTCTTGATAAAAGTCTTGAACAAACGTATGCCAGTATCTATGGATCAAAAGGAGTCGAGAAGGTTACTAAACTTAACTATGAAGATGTTGACCGTTCACTCGATTCAGTAAAAAAGAGATACGAAGATTTCTTCTCCGATATTTTTCAGATGTTTAGAAATAAGAATCTTGGGGAGCTCGGTTCTTCTATTTCTAAACTTATGAGTCAAACTAATTTTGAGAATGACAGATATGGAAAAGCAAAGGATTGGCGCAGAGAACTCTTTGAAGGAGTTGACCCCAAGACATTTGATGACTATCTTTCGAAGATTCTTGATGGGACTGTAAGTGCGGATGCTGTAAAGGCTTTTAAAAAACGCATCTTGCAGATTGTTGAAAATGCCAACAAGATGAGAGATGAGATTGAAAAGAATCTTGGAGAATCTTATGCTGCTGTAGAAGAATATCGAAGCAAAGTAAAGCCAACCAAACCAACTGAAGAAGTGAAACCTTCAGAAGAAAAGAAGAAACAAAACATCGCGATCCAACATTTGGAAAGCATTCTGAAACTCAGAAAAGAAATTGCTTCGGCAGGCAATGCAAGTAAACCTCCTGAAGAAAAAGAGCTCCAGCTTTACGAATATCTTGCTAATTCTCTTATTCTTGCAAAGCGAAACGGTGATACGACTTTCATTGACGAGGCTCGTGCAAAATATAAGGCTCTCTTTGATGAATTCGAAAACGCAAAAGGAATCCCTCCCTTACTCAATCTTATCATGGATGGAGTCGATGGAGCTGAGAATTTTATATCCGGACGTAGAGTCGCGAAAGCTGGAGGCCGCAATGATAAGGAACAAAGAGAGCAAGTAACACCCAAGAAGCAATCTTCTGCTGAAGCCGCTACCGAACACGCCGCTGCTCTTATCAAAAAGATGCAGCAATTAAAAGATCTGATCCAGAGCATGGGAGAAATACCTGTAGGTACTCTTGATTATTCGAGAGCAGAAGGACAGGTTAAACAATTGGAAGCGGAGATTCGTGGCCATTACTCTACGCTACAGAATCAGATTGAAGGCAGTGAAGAAAAAACAAAAGCTCTTGCAGCAGTAGAAATCAACAGGGCTTCTATCCTTGAAGAGCTTACTTAGCAGCAAAGAGCTTACGCCACCTCTCTTGAAGATATTGAAAATAAAGATGCTGACAATAGCATTCTTAAAGAACATGCACATCTTCAGGAAGAGTTGAAGAGTCTCAATTCAGAGCTGATTACTAAGCGTTTCGAAATCGCAAAGAAGAAAAAATAGCTTCACGGTGCAGAACAGAGAAACGAGCCGGCAGATGTAGCTGCATACAAACAGGAACTCAGTGCGCTCGAAAAACAGAGTGCTGAAATCGAGCGGCAAAAAACTCTGCTTCGTGAAAAGCTGGATCTCATCGAAACAATCCAAGTTAAAGAGACTCCGAAAGCAGAAGAGAAACCTAAGAACGACAAACCTCAAACGAAAGACAAAGACAAGCCGACGGTTGAAGTTCTTGAGACAGATTACGAAAAATACGGCACTTCTAGTAAAAGACTCATTGAGGTCTATAAAACTGAAGAACAAGCGCTAGGAAATCTTGTTACTCTTCTTAAAGAAAAACATCGGTATGAAGGTCTTATCGAAGAGCGAAAGAAGCATGGTTCCGATTCTGAGGAGTATAAGAATCTTTCGAAACAAATAGAAGAAATTGAAGCTTCTGGAGAGCTGACAAAAAGAATTGACGATGCTTCTAAGGCTCTTGAAAAAGCGCATTGGTCTCTTCTTGGCACCCGTAAAGCTGGAACATCTGCTGAGAGAAGCATGCTCAAAAATGCCATTGCACAACAAGCTGTTCTAGCGATTAAAGAGCTGGAAGAAGCTGGTATTAAGATTGAAACCATAATATCCAGAATTACGCAGACAACAAAACAAGGATTCCGTAAAGCGGTTGATGGTGCAATCGGAAGCACCAAGCGAGATCAGGCCGCTTTGCAAGATACTTTGTTTGCAGGTCCAGCAAATAGACGAGGCAAGAATGCAGCAAAAGAAAACGAAGGCAATACTAAATCTGCTACAGACTATATGCAGAAAGCGATTAATGCTATCAATGCGTATAATCAGGCCCTTGAAGAAAGAAACCAGCTTGAACTAGGATCGGCAGACTGGAGTGCAGCACAAGGAAAAAGAGCAAAAGCTTCTGCTCAAGTAAGATTAGCTTATACTGATCTATGTACCAAGATTGAAGAATCTGAGGAAAAAACAAGTTCTATCCAAAAACTTGAAGAACATCGAAAGAGTATTCTGGCAAAGCTTCCAAAGGAACTTGAGAAAGCAAACGCAGAACTTGAAAAGCAAAAAAATGCATATCAGAATATTGAAGAAGAAATAAAGATTCTCGAATCGAAGAAGGCTGACGCAGAAAAAAACAAGGATACAACTGCTGTTAGGGACATTGAAGATGAGCTAAGAAAGAAAAAGGAATCACTTTCTCTTACAGAACGTACAAGACAAGAAGCCGAGAAGAATGTCAAAACTCTCCAAGGGCAAATCAGATTTCAAAAAATCCTTAATGCTTGGATTGAAAAATCTTCAATACTGAAAACTGTTGTTAAACCAGGTAATCAAAGAAACCGTTCAAGGTCTTCTACCAATTCGAATGTAGGAGGCAGCAGTACTGCCCCTGAAACGAAAGGTCAGAAATCAGACTTAAATAAAAAAGTCAATGAAATCAATTCAGCGGTTGATACCTATCTCAGGCGAACTGGCGACCTTTCAAAGTATAATGAAGGTTCTAAAAAGTATAAAAAAGCAGAGGGCGATCGTGCTGCTGCTCTTGAAACAATTCGCAGAATATATGCGGAAATTAACAGTGAAGTTGAAGATGGAGAACTGAAAACAAAAGCTCTTGCGGATATTGAAAACCATCGTGCCAAGAAACTCGCAGAGATCGAAAAAAACAGTAATGCTGATACTCATAAGGATAAAAAGGCAGAAGATGCTGATCGCGCAATTAAAGCTGCTCGGAAGCAAAAGGCAGAGCTTGATAAACTGAATGCCGCTTTTGACGGAAAGATTCAAAAACAACAGGAGACTGATAAGGAAAATCAGTCAGAAAAGAAAGAAGATCCATCTGAGAGACGAGTCTCACACCGACGCAAGAAAAACACGGAAGAAACCAATGAGTCTGCTGATGCTTCGAGAAATGCCGCTGAAGCAAAGCGCGAAGAGGCAGAAGCCCAAGAGAAGCTCAACGCCGCCGTCGAAAAAGGTACGAGCGAACAGAATAGATCTCGGCGAACATCCAGAACCACTTCTAGTAGTAGACGCAAGCCCACTCAAGATACCAGTTCTAGCGTAGATGAGTCTTCAGGAAAATCTCAAAAGAATACTCCCCCACGCCCTTCATCAAATAAAGAGATTACTCAAGAAGAACAATATGTCAATCTCCTTAAAGAACGTGCTTATCTTCTGAAAGAGTTCTATGACTATCAGGAAAAATATCTGAAAGCCGATGACAAGTCAACGGTTGAAAGTTATAAGGAACTAGCTCTTCTTAAATCTATTGCGCTTGACGACAATGCTCAAGCGCTTCAGGCAATTGAAAAAGAGAACAAGGCTTTGCTTGAACAGAAGGCGGTACGCGATGCCATCCTGTATGTTACTGACACTCAAGCTATTGGTGAGCAGAAAATTGCGAATGCACAGAAAGATAGCGGAGTCAAGGAACAGAAAGCTGCTGTTGATCAGCTTTCAAAGGCGTATGCTCAGTTCTATAAAGTTCAAGAAGAGATGGCTCGCACAAAGCCAGATACCGAGCATTACCGTAATCTCGAAGAGGATCTGAGCAAGGCGCAGGAAGGAATTCTTGATGCCATCTCTGCAATCGACGCTCTTGACGTAAGCACCGGAGCTAAAGAAGCGCTTGTTGCAAAAGCTCAAGCAAGCGCAGAAGTTGCAAAAGCAGCGAAGAAACTCCGCGACACAACCGCAAAAGAAGCGGACAAGCAAGTTCAAAAAGAAGCTGACGCTATCAAAGCAGCTTCCGATGCAAAACGGAAATCTGCTGAAGATGCGAAGAAGGCGCGAGAAGACGAACGTAAAGCGGCCGAAAAAGCTGCTGATGAAGAGGTTCGCGCTTACGAAGAAGCCGAAGCAAAGAAAGCAGCCGCACTCGAAAAGACAAAGAAAGCTCAGCAAGAATACAATCTCGCCGAGCTGAAGAAACGAAACGAAGAACGTGCCGCTTATGAGAGCTGGTGGGAACAAGCACTTCTCGATCAAGAGAAGGAAATGTTTGACGCTCCGGAAGCAGCAGTCACCAGAATAAAAAAAGCCTACGAAGAACTCTTCAAGGTTCAAAAGAGACTGGAAGCTGCCAAGGAAGGTACGGCAGAATATGACTCCCTTGCCGCTGAAGAGCAAAAGGCTCGTGAAGCAGTCTCTGCTGCCCTCGCTTCTGTTGATGCTCTGAAAGCGTCTGAAGCTGCCAAGAAGGCTTTGATCGACGAAGCTCTCGAAGCTGCTCGGACAACGAAAGCATATCAGGATCTCCATGCCGCGAGAACAAAGGCTGAAGATGTTGAAGCGAAGAAACAAAAATCTCCGAAGGACATTGCGCTTAACGCAATCAAGGAAGAGATCTCCCTCACTTCTCAGCTCAACGATCTGAGGAAACGTCAAGCTCAAGAGAAGTCCGCCTCTGGACGCGCTGAGTACGATGATAATATCCGAGCCATTGAGCAGATGATTGCTGGATACCGTGAAGTTTACACGGAGATCCTTCGCAACAATTCCGAACTGCTTGAGAACGAAGATATTCTTCGCCAGCTTGTCATTCTTGAGGATCGTATCCGCAAGGGTGAAAAAGACGTAAATAAAGAACGCCAGAAAGGCAATGCCCTACTTGGCGCTCTCGCAAAAGTTAAAGAAGGCTTCCTCCTCTCTGTTGGCAACGCGGCCTACAGAATGGTGGAAGATTTCGTTGAAGACAAGATCCGTGAATTCTGGACAAACGGCTGGGAGTACGCTCAGAGCTACTACGATCAGCTCAATGAAATCCGGATCGTTACAGGACAGACTGCTGAAGAGGCTGCTCAGATGGGCAAAGTCTATCGCAACATGGCGAAAGAGATGAGCGTATCTTCTACCGAGATCGCTTCCGCTGCGGTTGAGTTCTGGCGTCAGGGTCTTGACGAAAGCGAAGTCAACAGCCGTCTGAAAAATACAACTCAATATGCCAAGATCTCTGGTCTTGAATTCCAAGAAGCTGCCGAATTGGTCACGGCGGCTACAAACTCTATGAACCTCGACGCCCAGCGCGTCGTTGACGTGTTTGCGTACTTAGGTGACGCATCGGCCAGTGGTAACCCTTTAATCAGCCACCTTGCACAGCGATGTGCATGAAAAATTCACTTGTTCGGGAAAAGCCCTGAGAAGGGTAATTCCGATGTAGATATTAGT